TTTTCCAACTATCCGGATTTATATCGCTTTTAAAAGTGATATGCGGCTGGGGGTAATCATGGCGACGCAGGATTGTATATCCGGCTTTGCATAGTTTTCTTTGGTCTTTTGCATTCATCTTTTTTCTAATTAGAATTAAACTTGATTCTAGCATAACGATAGAATCGTATATAACCAAACAGGTAGGAAGGGTGCTCCGTATTATCCGATATGGTAATTTGTACATTATAACCTTTTATTCGTAAAAAACGGGCGGCAATTTCCTCAATAGTGTATGTTTTTGCATATATATCCCAATCACTAACGGTCAATACCGTTTTCACATTCCCACTTTTCAGAATCCTTTTAAAATTTCTGATAGTGCGTATTATCTCCTTCTTTTTGTTCATACTTTAGTTTTATCCTCTTTTAAAATAGTTTTATAGGCTTCTTCCATCCGTTCAATCTCTTTCATGCATGCCAGCCATCCGGGAAAGCCCCCAATGTTTTTGTCATCGATATAGCAATGGGCATATATCTTTTTCCCGCCTTCACCATATTTGGCAACATTTTCAGGATCATGGTCATTTACACGGTCAAATGGTATTTTGCGTTCCAACAGCCAGTTGATGGCATTCAATAACTGATCACCAGTACGGCACGTCCAAATAATGATTTTATGTCCTTCATCATGTAATTTCCGGAGCGATTCGCCAGCGTATGGTTGCTCCCCGTCAATAGCCGGGAATTTCCCCCGGCTAATGGTTCCGTCAAAGTCAACTGCTATAATCATAATCTACAGAATGAAGGTTCAATACGACGCCATACTCCGTTCTCGTCACGCTTATGGAAATAGTAATTAGTTGCAGTTTTATACACGACATTGCTTTCTTTGAACAACTGCATGATAGCCGCATATTCTTCATCAAAACGTGACTCCAATTCATACAATTTGCTTATAGACTTATAGTCCAAATCCCCCTGACGGTTACGTTCGAGAAGCGTCATCGCCATTTGATACATCGGATCATCGACTCCTTTTTCTGAATGGGCTATATAATTCTTCAGGTAGTCAATCAGCCTTTCGGCAGCGAGATCGGCACGTTCATCAAAACTTTTCACCT